TTAGCCATAATTGTTGCAGGTGGAAACGCGAAAGTCTGCCACTTAGAGTCATCGATGAGAGCAGTGGCTAAAGTGGTGCGAAGGTTAGTGATAGCAACAGTCATTATCCCACCATCGAGCGAGGGTCTAGTGCGTGTGCGATCAATCCTCGCACCTTAGCGAGAAGCTGTGCGCTCATTCGGTAAGGGCTTGGCTGGAAATCTACAAGGTTACTGCCTGAAAGGGTGGCGGTACGCGCTTGCCAGATCTCTACAGATATCATAAGAGCTGCTTGCTGGACTGCTGTATCAGTTGTCCAGTCTGTATAAGTTCTTGATGCAACAGAGCCGTAAGGAGCGATGGCATGCTTAGGCTGTGCTGTTGCGTGAGCTGTTGCCATAGTAATTGAATAATCGCCAACGGCTGTAATTACCTTAGATCCGTTGTACTTAGTACCAGAGTTAGCAATAGTCACAGTCTGGCCTACATAAAATATATTGGTTACTGGAATGTCGAAGTATAGAGTGCCAGTTCCCACAATGTTGCTGTGTGCAACTGCAAACCATTGTGGTGTCCATAGCATTGGGAGAAGAATTGCATCTGTTGCATCACAGACAGATTGAAGGGTTGCATCTGGATACAAGGTACCGACTCCGAGGGTTGATCGGAGTTCTGCGACTGTTGTAAGAGACATCCCATTCCTTTCTAAAGACTAGAGGGGGCAAGGGCTATGCCCCCTCTAGCGACTTAGTAACTCTTACTTATTAAGTAAGGTTGAAACGACGAACACCGCCACCAAAAATTGGTGCGATTGCGTAGTAACCATAGACAGCAACCTGTAGCTGTCCGTTAGCCAAAGCCTGAACCTGAAGGGTTGTCTTTGGTGCTTCGTAGTAACGGAATGATTCTGGAGCAACGATGAACGCTGACTCGTCGATCAATGTTGTTACTGACATGTGTGGATCAACTGAAAGGTTAAGTCCTAGAACCTGACCTGTGATTGACTGTCCTGAAACATTACCAGGAGCATTTGATGGCTGAGCCGCTGTAAATAGAGGGCGGTTAGTTGTGTCATCTGAACCAAGGATTGTCTCCCACCATGCTGTGTTAGCAACAAGGTTTGTCGCGAACTTGCCTGATGCTGCATAAGCTGCTGGAACTTCCTTAGCAATGTATGCCTTTAGACCTGCGATTGTTGCAGCCTGTGCTGTTGCCTGTGTACCTGATGCTGTAAACGCTGCGACCATTGCTGTATCTGTGTACTTAGCATAAGCATCGTTTAATTCGCGGATTAGTTGATCGTAAAACGCTGGAGAACTTCTGTCCAACAATTCCCAACTTATGGTTTGGATGCCGGCTGCTTTTTTTACATCGACTGTAATGTAGCTGCTAGCCATCTCTGTGCCGCCTAGTGCGCCGCCTTCTGCTTCGATTGTAATCGTTGGAGCAGTAGTGAGCTTAGGCAATGTGAAGGACATGCCTGATGCTGGGAGGACTCCCTTTGATACTGCATCAACAGCTGGACGGCCGCTGATTGTGTTTGTTGCGAACTCATTTAGGTGAGGCGCAAGTGTTAGACCTGTGTTTGTTGATGTGTCATCTGCTGCACGAACTACACGACGAGCTTCGTCATCGCCCATTGATGCCTTGATGTTAGCTTCTAGATATTGTCCTGCTGTTAGTGGCGCGATGCGCTCACGAACATTAGTGACTGCAACAGTTGGGCGAGCAGCTTCTACAGCCGATGCCTCAACTTCTGGAGCCGCTACTGTCTCTGGAGTTGTGTCCAAGACTGTCTCGCTTTCTGTTGGTTGGATTTCTTCTGCTGGAGTTTCCTCAGCAGCAACATCAATAACCTGAGCAGACTTAAAGGCTGGCTCTGTTACTAATGAAACTTCGAATAACTTAGCAGCGGATACATGCATCACGCCCGCCTTGTTTTTTGATTTAAGCACTTCGACTCCTACTGATAGACCTGATTGCAGACCTTCTTCAGCAAGGATCAAGGCTTCTGTTCCACGATTGGAACGACTGATCTTAAAAGATGCATAAATGCCATCTTCATCAACTGTGAATGAACTTGCCTTGCCCAATGGCTGCTTCATGTCATGCTGATTAAGTAGCTTGATTGTTTTTGGATCTTCTGGGAGTGCGATTGCACCCTTCTCGAAAACCACTCGACCAGCAGAAGTGTTACCCACTTCGCCTGTTCCCGCTGGAACGATCTTGCCAGAGATTGTGCGTTCTTCTACATTGGCAGTAAGTTCAGCAGAGAAGGTAAGGATTTGATTTTCCATTACATGCCTTCGCTTCCGTTAGGTGTTAAGTCTGTCATCTCCATAGCCTGATCAGTTGTGATCAGATTAAGAGCCAACATCTTTTCAATTACTAGCAACTCATCCATTGGATTAGCGCGTAGGAATGATTTGTCAAGATCGAAACGAACCTCATTGCCGTTGGCTGTGATGTCGTTCATTGATAGGCGATCTTCAATAGCAGAGATAAAAGGTTGCAGAGTTAGTGAAACAAACTGCTTACGAGAATCCAGAAGATTACTGTAAGTCATTGAGTTGTTTGCATCTGCTGAAAGGTAGAATGCATCGACATTACAAAGGCGAGCGATCTGAGTTGCATAGTCTTGCTTCGCCTCGTTGTACATCATGTCTTTAGGTGAGAATGATGCCGGGTTATATTCCAGAGTAGAAGTCAAATATGCAGTTGAACGATTCTGACGAGCAGACTTCCACGCTGCGAGTAATCCTTGAACTTCTTTAGGATCTAGATCAGCACCGGTGTTCTTGATGTAACCAGTTGCCATTGGAGTTGATGCTGCGATCTGCGCGGAACGCTCTAGATCGATTGCAGCTTGTAGAACTCGGCCACCCATTGAAAGAATGCCATCTGATAATGCTTGGAATGTAACCATGTTGTCCATCGATACTGCAACGCCATCAACAAGATAGCCTTCAACCATCTGAGCATCTTGTGTGTATTGTGGAGTAACACGATGATGTGCTAACCACTCGAATCGAGCTGGACGGCCATCTTCTGCATAGCGTTCTGTTACGCGCCAGTAAGACACGCCGTAGAATAAAAGATTATCAACTGTGTAAGCAATCGTTACTGATCGAGGTTGATTGAATGCTGGCTGATCCATCCAGACTGGCTTGCCCAATTCTTCACCAGTTGATTTGCGGTAAAGCTCTAACGGCATTGAAGCAATAGTGCCAGCGATGAGATTGCGTGAGCGAACTACAGATGGAACTGATAACGCATTAGAACGAGTGACCTCAGTGAAGTAATTGTAAGTATAAGGATCACCCAAGTTTTGAGGGGCATACTGCGCTAGGACAGAAGGCTTAGTAGTTTTTGAGTCTGCTCGCGAAAATATACCCATAGTCAGAAAGTATAGCATTTGTCAAGTAATTAGACAATATGCTAGGGCGTGTCTAAATATAAATCTGAGGCTTAGATGCAGGCTTTGACAGGTGCATTACTAGCATCGCCATGCTGATCGGTGCTGCCACGCTTCCAGCGGATTTTTTACGAATAATACGCCACGCTGAGTCATTACTTTTAGCCGCGCAGTTTTGCATCTGGAGATCTAGAGCCTCCTGCCCTTGATGCACGACTCTACGATTATCGATGGCATCCTTGAAAGTCGAACATGCAGTGTAGAACTGGGCTCCAGAGCAGTCCTCGACCATCACTCCAGAGTTACCTAATCGATCCGCTACGGCTTGACTTGTGTACTTGTCAAAAAGCACTAAACGCGGTTTATACATGTCGCACCATGCTTTTATATCAGCTGCGATCTTTAATTCATCGACTGCGACATGGCTTTCCCATGTCTGGACTAAAGCAAGCCCGATCCGTCCATCTGGGAGTATCTGACCGCATACAAGACTGGCTGATCGTCTCGATGGGTCAATATCGAACCCGAACATAGTAAAGGCTCCAACAGACATAACTAATTCTTTATCGGCTAACTCCTCCCAGCTGTTAGGTGTCCATGGGCTGCTTAAACTGGAGACCCATTGGCATAATTGTTCGGTTCGAGCCGCTTCTACTGTTGAGGTAGCAATTGTCTCCTCGATTGCCTCCTCTGTGATTAGGTAGCCTAGCGATGGATTAGCAAGAGCCCAAGCGGATCTGTCCCAGATGTCACAATAATCCGGAGCCGAGTATTCGTAGAAACCTAGAGATGCTGGAGGGTAATTTAGGCAGCGATCGTGTAGATCATTAAGCACTTTACTAAAAGCATCACCGGCATTAGATGTAAAAAGTCGCTGGCTATTCTTTCGAGCTAAAGTAACAGACTTAGCCGCATCCATCGCGACCTCTGACACTTCGCGTAATTCATCGATCCAGAGGAAATCGCAGCTTCTGCCGCGCGCGCCGTCCGAGGTTGCCGCTACTACTTCAACCTGCGCTCCGGTTGCTAGAATAATGCGCTCATCGCCGTTAGTCCTACGGATGCCTTTCTTTACATCGCCATCCTTTAATTGAACTCTTAGAAAGTCGTTACGCTCGATAATGTCTGCGATGATATTAAAGGACTTCATCGCCATCGATCTATTTGAGGACATCATAAGGATATCTTTCTCACCAAAACAGAATAAGCCAGCCAGAATACGCATACGAGCAAGATGTGATTTTCCGGACTGTCGAGCAATAAGTAAAAGGGTCGTCTTACGGACATACATGCCCTTACTGTCCATTTTACACATGTCATCGAGAATAAGTCGTTGCCATTTTAATAAAGGCTGCCCGATCTGCTCTGCAAGCTGTGCGATCTCATCGCCGCGAGTTTTGCCCTTTAGCCATGGGCTGTGGAGCCTCGGTTCTAATGCCCCTCGTAGCGGCTTGCTCTTTTTAGGCTTGTCTGTCATTGATTAGCACTAGGTCGGATCAGCATGGGACTGTCTGGGATCGATGTGTGTGTTATCGGGGAAACATAGTCTGAAAAGACAGGGGGGTCC